AGAGATAATTAAGAACATCGTCGTCTAGTTGTGATGCGTAATATTCACCAAAAACAGTTTTGTTATCATCTTGCATGGCAGCAATAGCGGCAGGTTTGTAATTTTTATCACTATCTCCATCAGTTAAATGAACTCTTTGTTCTACACCGTTTATGTATACAGGATTACCTTCTTTATCTAAAACCTCTCCCATATGATTTATTCTATAACCCTGATCGTTTTCTATATATTTGTTGTAATCAGGGTTTGTAGAACCTTCAAAAAATAAACTACGCCCATCCTCATCTTTCCCCTTTTTTACTTCAAAAGATGAATAGTCAATGGTGCCATATAAGTCATCAAAAACTTTTTCTTGGACAGGAGCTTTATTTCTTGCATACAATAAAGCATCGGCAGAGCTAACTTTACCGTCTTGATTTAAGTCAAATATCATTTTATCGTCTTGGAGTGGACCTACCCCTCTTTCATATCCGTCAAGCCCCACAGCACTTTTCATAACATCTAACTCTGAATAACCTTGGGATAGTAATTCTCCAATAAGTCCTGCAAGAATTTCGTCGTCCACTAGGTCACCTCTAGTATGCTGGCAACTACGTGTAAACGATTAGCGGTAGCAGCGGTAACTTTTAATATCTCACTAGCCTGCACAACAAGAGGTGCCGAAAGTAGTTCTACGGTGGCATTTGCACTAACAGCTTTAGTCTTAAATAAACTAAATACATCACTACCAGAGGTTATAGTAAGAGTGATTGTGTCTGCATTTCCTGAGTCTTCCGATACCAATATAGATTTTACTATACCAGTAGTTAACGCAGCACAAGTGTACAATGTGGTTACGTTAGTAGTAGACAGGTCTACCTTTGCATTTACAAATGTGTTAGCCATTAGCTCAGAAACCAACTAGCAGCGTCAGACTTATCTGATAACACGCTACTACGCAAAGCAGAATCTAACTGATTAAAGTAAATTCGTAACACGTTGTTAAACTGGTCAAAAGAGGCTTGGTTATACTCTTTTGGGGGTGAGGGAAGCGATGGCGCACGAAACGTTAAGTTGTACTGAGTAAAATCTACTGTAGCCACTACCTTCTCCCATCTGGTCGCATGTCTAATCTTGGAGAGCCAAACTGCCAAGTCGTACCAAGTCCTGTTGATTCTACTTTAAAACTTATCTGTCTACCTCGTATACGTAAAAATACTTGGTCTGTAAATTTTTCTATGGGCACAGTTGCAGTTCTTGTTACCGTGCCTTCACTATTACCACTTTCAGACACGGGTGAATTGTAGCCTGATCCTGAATTTTTTAACGGTAGTAAAGACATGGTAGCAGCAGGGGATTCTGCTGTAGATCCATCAAAACTTATGTCGGGCAACATACGAGATACAAGCATAAATTTATGTCCGTCTTCTAAATCAAACTGTGCAGAAGTTATAGATGCTGATATAGCCGCCACTGTAGCTGTTTCATTATCATCAACCCCAACCTCATGTTCTACTATTTTACTATTGCCCGTAGCAGCTATTGGGTTGTCTCTTATACCAGAATCTAACCATGCGGTCCTAGTTATGTTACCGTAATACCAGATATTTTCAGCATAGTTATAAACAACATATCTGTTAGTTGTTGTGCTATCTGCCGATGGATAAAACCACCATACCTCATTAAATGCCTCATTTGTTCCTGCAAGTATTTGTGCTACGTTAGTAGTATTTATGTCTGTAAATATATATTTTTTAACATCACAACGAAGATTTTTTACAGTGCCATCATACATATAAAATTTCTCTTTACCCATCCAATAGGTAACATTACTGGCAACGGCTGCTGCATTTTGAGATATGATTGATGTATTTTCCCCAACAATTTGTGCAGCCCATACTATAGGAGCACCGACATACTGCATAGAATATAAAGAATTATCTGTCCATATTAATATTTCTTGTTTAGTTTGTAGAGCCGCTATTATCTCTGAACCACGCGAAAACCGTAAACTACCTGCTTGATTTGTAGCTGCTGGTGTCCAGTTTGTAGCATCTTCTTGGTCTGACCATCGCACTAGCATGGGGTCTTGTATTGAAGTACCTATAATATTTGCTCCAAAACAGAACACAAAGCGGTTTATATCTGATATAAGAATAAAATTTTGCACAGTAGGTACACCAGAAGCTCCAGATTCTGCACTTAAAAGGGTAGCCCTTACATTTAACGCATCACTTTCGGAAGCATCCCAAAGAAATAAAGATCCTCCTCTTGCACCAAATATTAAGTCCTCACCAAAATTACCTTGGCTCCACAGACGAAGTGCATCAGTGCTTGCAACACCTACACCCCAAGCACCTTCTCCCCACCCACTAGCACCCCAACCCTCAAGAGGCACTTCCGTTTCAGGACCAACATTTATTTGGTATGCTGCTGATACTGTACCTCCACCAGTAGCACTAGAAGATGCCGCTTCAGAAGCTGTTATGGTATATGTATTACCTGTAGTATGAGTTAATTGAAACTCACCATTTAAGGTCAGTCCACCGACAGCAGAGGCATTACTGAAAGTGACAAAATCATTATTTATATATCCACCGTTAGCGTCTGTTACCGTGACAGTGGTAGAGCCACTAACCGTCTGAAAGGGATTTGATAATGACACGGTAGCACGTAAGGGTGTGACATCATAGTATGCACCCCCACGTTCTATATAAAACTTTAAATTGGTTCCTACACCTGTAAGTTTTAAACTACCTAGTGTTACCCAAGAATGTAACGATCTGGCAGTCCCTAGAAACGTACTATCAGATATCCTTTGCCACCCACCTATTTTTTCTGGTGTACCCTGACGAAATCTTACTTTATCACTTTCATACCAGCCACCCTCACTGGTATAACGAGTATTTTCACGATTAACGCCCGGTTTGAATGCTATTTTTTGTAATGGCATACATCACCTATCTCCAGTCTTTACCCTGAAATAATAATGCTTCTGCTTCTCTACGTCTAACTAAACCAGCAACAACCTTACCACCAGCACGGTTCCATCGCCTTATCTCATCAGGAGCTTCGTTAAACTTGCCCTCATTTAGACGAATTAAAAGTGTAGAGGCATGTAGGTTAGTAGGTCCAAGATTGTATGTCCAAGAAACTAAGGCATCAAACTGATTTTGGTTCAATGGTGATTTACCTGAAGAGCCGTAAGCAACGTCTGGTTTTACCGCATTGGTAACTGCAATCTCAAACTCCTCAAGATCCTCCACCAACATCTGATCGGCTTCTTCTTGAGTGCAAGTATCACCTTCTTTTATACCTCTGGTATGACCCCAACCAATAGTCCACACCTTTGCAGAACATTTATATGCTTCTAGTCTGCACCCTTCAAAGTGCTTAATAAGGTATATACCTTTCTCTGACGTTTTCATTTTTCTCTACTGACCTTTTGTACTTTTTCAACCGTTCTCATAGCACCAAGTCCCAACATCCCCATTAATACAGGCATCATTTGGGAAGTGTCAATCATGGGTATGACGATATTCACTTCTGCAACAGCAAGACCAAAATTACCCAATGGTATCAGAATAAAATTACCCAAAAAACCTAACCCACAAGTCCAACCAATGAAGGGTCTCCACCCTGCCACAAACAAGGATTTAGAAGCGGCTTCGGTCTTGTTGACTTCTAGCTGACCTTTTGCAAGCTCTTGGGCATGACGCTCTGCCATCGTAGCAATTTCATGGGCCAAGACCATCTTCTGATCTTTGTCTTCGATAAACTTATCTAGGATTTGAGTAGCTGGACCTATCAATGCCTGTAACATATTATTTCCTTGCCATATACGCGGTTGCACCAAAATACAAGCCTATCACACTAGCCTGACTTAGAAAAATCATATCACTCATTGCAGACCATGTATCAAGCCTTTCTTCTGGTATAATAAGAGACAGTAACGGATAAGCAATCATAGAAATCATCGCCACCCACGCCATACGTTTTTGACTGTCAGCTTTCTCTTCTCTGAGTTCCAGTTCTGTAATATCTTTAGATTTTTGTAGCTCATCGTCAGTAACAACGCCATCACCATCAAGGTCAAACTCCGCGTACTTCGATAGTTTTTCAAGTCTTTTTGATATCACAATACTCTCCACATACCAAAAAATATAATCGACATACCTAACACTGTACCACCCGTCCACTTTGCCATTGTTGCTACAAACTGATCGCTTTCCACTTTTTTCTGACGTTTTTTATTTAACTCCGCTGCTCTTTGCCGTTTACATTCACTTTGAAACTTTAGCCAATCATCGTATAAGCCGGGTCTTCCGGCATAAATCATCCACTCACGTATCCATTCCTCTTGTTTTTTAAGTTTCTCCAGCTCCATAAAAGCCTGAAACTGCGTCTTGTTTCCATTCCTTTTTGAACGTCTTGCAATAGAGGATTTGTTGGTAAAGTAATCAGCACAACTATTTGCACAATCGTAGAGTTCTCTACCGTTTTTTAAAGCCATCTTGATCGTGGCAAAAGCGGCATTTGCAGCAGCAATTTCCGCGAGCATTCAAAGCCACTTAAACGCAGCTACGACAGTAAAAATAAAAGGGAATACTGACCACAACATTGCCTCTAACTTATCAAACCGCTTAGACCCTGAGTAAAGTTGTTGTTCTATCGCCTTGTATCTCAGCAAACATTCTTTCTCGTGCTGCTCTATTTGTAAGATAGCGTCTTTAGCAGTAGGTGATTTTGGTTTTGTTGCCATGTTATTCCCCCACCTCGTAGCCCTCAATGACCACAGTTTCAGGATCAACAAGGACGGGTTTACAGTATGCTTTTATCGGTTGGTATGCCTCTGCCCTACTCGATAGCATTCGCGCATCGTGTAAGCAATGTTTTTGGTTTATCCAATACGAAGCAATCTGCTCCTGTTCTCCTGCGAACATCACCACCAAAGCAAATACAATTATTTTCATGCATCACTTGCTTTGTTCCAACATGATTTGAATTAAGTGAGCAAGTCTAGCGTCACTGGCTTTCTGTATCTCCTCACTTCTAGCAAGAGAATCCGCTATAGCCTGAATAGCTTGCTCATTTAACGCTGTACTTTTCGAGTTAGAATCAACTTCCTCTTCCATGTTTTCAACTACATTAGCAACTCTTGCAACCTCTTCATTTGTAGCTTCGGCTTGAGCTTGCATAGTGCCCCACGCGATAGCAACTGGAATTGCAGCTAACACTAAGGGTGCTCCAACACTCACTGCCCACGATGGAATACGCAACTCTGTCATAACATCCTCCTATGCTTCTTTTGCTTCGTCCTCTGGCATAACATCTTTCACGATGGCCTTACCATAGGTATCGACCAGAACTTGCCGTTCATTAATCTGCATTTGCAAATTCATAATCTCATTACGTAATTGAGCCACCCTTGCGATGTGTGCTTGGGTATTTATTGACAACTCCGCAACATCAAACTCTTGCTCATTGATCGTTACTGTATTTTTATCAGTCATTACCACGGCACTCCCGAAGCGGTTAGTTTATTCGCTGCAACCTGTGCAACGATCTTATCTTTCACAATCTTCTCGATGGCAGCCTTGTCCTCTTTCGCTTGCACCCACCCCAGAACATCACTTTCAGCAAGCGCATCATATGCCTTGAACCCAGCCTTACTTGCATCGGGTGTAAAAACGGTGTTGGAAGAATTAGTGACACTTGCTGCGGTATCTTTGCTGTCTCGTCCAATGCAAGACCACTCTACGTCTTTGACACCTCCAGATGAAATATCACGTTCCATCGAATTGATTACCCAATTTACTTGTGCAGTCATTTCTAATCTCCTATACGGTATACGCTTTTGCTTTGGCAACCGCTGCATTGATTGCTGTGAAATCTTCAGAACCCCAATCACTCATACCTGCTTGGTGCTCAAGATATCCAGCGGTACGCATAATACGATCTTTCTTTTCCTGCTTGGTTGCCGTTTTGAAAAAGTCATTTGAATCATCGAGCACATTATCAATCGTGCTAATCATTCCCGTACAAGCTGCATACGCTTGCGCCTTGGTTGCGTCATCTCTTACTTCTGCCATTTCTAGCCTCCTTCTAAAGTTGTGATTCTTGCTGTAAGTGATTCGATTAGTGCTTGTTGCTCTTGAATTGCTTTTACTAGGATCGGTACAAACTTCTCATACTGCATACCGTACTGCTTTCCATCCCCTGAAAGAGTAGTCAACAGGTTTGTTTGGTCTGCAATCTTATGCCCTGCCGCTTTTTCAAGAGCCTCTACTTCTTGTGCCTTAAAACCTACATCCAACTGCGGTTCTTTGTGGGTTCCATCGGGTGTTTGTGCATTTAGATCATAATCATCGGCTGTCTTATCGCCATACTTAGAACGCTTGTCCCACTTGTACGTTACAGGTTTTAAGTCTTTTACAAAGTTCAAACCGAGAGCAAGATCAGCAAAATCTGTTTTGTCTCGTTGATCAGATGCAACTGTTAATGCAACTTGAATGTTAGCGGTTGCTATATTTTCATCGCCTAAAGACAATATATTATCGGCTGTTGTTATATTACCTCCGGGGCTTCCTGTACGTCCTGCATCGTGTCCCAGAAAAATGTTGTTACTTCCAGAAGTTACCGCAACCCCAGATGCTTGCCCAATTGAGGTGTTGCGGCTACCTGTACAAAGTTTTAGAGCTTGCTCACCTATTGCTACATTATCATCTCCACAATTTGCAGATAACGCTAAATATCCAACTGCTACATTTGCCTGACCATCATCAGTGCCGTCACCAGCTTCTGCACCCACAAAGGTATTTTTAGTTCCAGTTAAAACTAGCCCTGATTGTCTTCCTATCGCAGTATTATTATTCCCACAATTTGCAGATAACGCTTGGAATCCAACTGCTACACATCCCTGACCATCATCAGTACCGTCACCAGCTTCTGCACCCACAAAGGTATTTTCATATCCAGAAGTAATGGCTGCACCTGCTATATAGCCAACTGCTGTATTGTTGGCATCTGCCGCAGATGAATTGCTTTGAGCAAGCAAAGCCGCGTAACCAATGGCTGTAGAACGACTACCTAGCTCGTCGGTACTTAAAGCTGTGTAACCAATCGCAACATTAAAATCTGCATCCGTAAGAGCGTGACCTGCAAGCCCACCAATTAAGGTGTTTTGGAGTCCACTGGTTACAACTTTACCACATTCAAAACCTACAGCAGTGTTATTAGAATTTACTGTACCTACGTCTTGATCTCTTAATGCTTCTTTACCGATAGCAACTGAAGCACTGCCAGTGTCTTCTGCACCTAATG